CGAAAGGTAACTCCATCTGCCAGCAAAAAAGTTGTGAGCATAAAGATAAGAATCTGTGTTACAGACTGTAACGGAGAGTTTTATATCACAGATATGCTACTGCAAGGTGGCTCGGTAGCTACCGGCTGGGTAGGACATGTAAGTGAAATACAGTGGACACAAGATGGGTAGGTGAGAGGATGCCAAAGTTTACACGATTTTCAGAATGCTTGAATAAAAAGCAGGAGAAAAGAATAGTCGGTGTTACAGTAAGAACGATAGTGGCAGATTGTACAGGAGAGCTTTGGATAACAGATATGATGTTTCAAGAAGGAGACAAGGTTTCCGGTTATGTTCCGAACCATGAAGCGGTACTTGAACGGTATTCAGGAGAGGAAGCGGTAGCAGGTAAACGCTTTTTTAATGGGGTTATACGAAGCTCTGATACAATTATTGTCTTAAATCTTGGAAAAACGAGTGCCGGAATGGATTACAAGGTTTTTCCAAAGGATAGTATGAAAGCAAAAAGCATTCAGGTTGGAACAGGAACAGGTGCACACCTTGCAACATTTGAAGCAGCTACAAATGCTGATGATGAGTTGTCGTTATTAGCATCTTCCAGAGAATGCTTAAAAAATGGTTCTTCTACCAAGAAAAAAGGCTTTTTTCAGTATTGTGCTGCTGGTGACAGTAAGCATTATATAGCGGTGGAAGAAGGAAAATCAGCTCGAATATATGTGGAGTTTGAAGAAATGCAAGAAGGGAGTGATTCGGTATGAGAGATTACCTAAAAGGTAAGCGCTGTATGGTTTGGACTTTCATGGGAAATTCCAGAATGTATCAAGCACTTAGAGATTACGGCGAACGCTTAGATACGGTTGGAGTATTTTGCTTTAAGGTAGATAAGAGTGGAATCATTACAGAATCAACCTCCATGCTTTCACAGTTGCAAACATATATTAATAAGTGGCCACACATCAGATGGTTGCTTACGATTTCGAATGACGGGTATTCTTCTATATTTGATGCGATAAGAGAGAATACCAATGGTGCGCAGGATACATTTCTTTCTGAGATTATTCGTTTATTAGAAAAGTATACCTGGGCAGATGGAATTGACATTGACTTGGAAAAGGGTGGTGGCTATGCCAATAAGGATAAAGCAAACATCCTATTTCGCAATATTTATAACACGATAAAGGCGTATGACAAAACGAAGGATGTTAATATATGCCTTCCTGGTATGACCGGGGTGCAAGGGTCCGTTGGTGGAGAGAATTGGTGTGTGTATGCTGATTTAGATCCATATTGTGATACCTGCGCAATCATGAGTTATGGTATGGCTTGGGCTGGAAGTGCACCAGGGCCGGTATCTCCTAAAAGCTGGTTAGATGGTATTTATGATTATGCATCTGCAGTAATGACACCAAGTAAGATATATCTTGGAATGCCATCGTATGGGTGGAATTGGAGAATTCATCAGAGTTTAGAGGATATGGATAGAACATACCGAGGTAGCTCACAGACTTATTATGCTGCTAAAAATTGGCTGAACGGAGTGTATAATTTTACAGATGATGCACCGCCGCAACCATTTATCCCTTTTGTAGGGTATTGGGATGACTATAATAAGGTGCCTTGGGCATTGCCACATGTATATGATTTTATGGAAGGCCCGGATGCATTAAATTATACGAGTCCATTAACCGCAGAGGTTTATAATAGAAGACGCTACCTGACAGCGTATAGCAAGCAGCAAAAGGTATCATTTGGAGATATTTATGTGGATGGAAATGGTGGTGCGCCCACAAAGAAGTCAGGAGTAGTGTCCTGCGAAACGAACTATGCGACTCTCGGAAATGGAGGGAAGTTGGAGTATAAGTTCTCAGTAGCAGCAGGAACGTATGACATTGCATTTAAGGTATGTTATCCGTTCTGGCACCAAAACGGTATAAAGGTATCCATTGATGGAACAAGTAAAACTTATTTAGAAAGTCGGCTGTGGTGGCCTTATTGGAGAACCACATGCTGGCTTTCTTTGGTTGAGGGCATGTATCTGTCTGCCGGAGAACATACATTGACGGTAGAGAATGTGGTAGAGGGTGTGATGTTCTTCGGCTACAGAGTATGCAGTAACTTTACAGATGATTGTTATGGAGGAGAAGCAACCTTTAAGGTTTCACCTCGCAGCTTCATAGATGTAAATGGAAAAAGTTGTGTTCCGGACAAGGGATTTCGATTAACGCCAGAAGTTCTTCGTAGGAGTTCTGATTCGGCACTTGTATGGTATGAAGATTTCAGGGATGGAGCAACTTTGCCAGATAGTTACTGGACAACATTGTCGGGTAAATTCGAAATATGGCAAGAAGATCCATTTGCGAAGCGTCCATATTCACAATTGGATGGAAAAGGAGAACTGGCGTGGAAGTATAGTGGTTTTTCAGATATCCATATCAGATGCCGCTTGGCGATACCGTCAGATGGTGGAGGAAAGAGTGGTGTATTCGTAGGGAACCTCTTCCTTTGCATCAATTATGATAGCCAGAGGTTAGAGCTTTACCAGAACGGGACACTACTTGGTTATTATGCAAGTAGTTATGCAAAAACAAGTCAAAAGGACCTTAGAACGAATCCTTCTACTTACACGTTTGAGATGCGTATTAGAGGAAACAAGGTAAGAGTGTATTCAGGAACATCCTATACATTACGATTTACAGCAAATGCGAGTGGCTTTGTTGGAGGTTACGCCGGTTTTAAGGCTGAGAAGCATGCTATTTGCGAATTACTTCGATTAGGTGATGCTTGGACATATGAGCCTTACGAGAGGTTTGATGTGACTTTTCCAGACGGTAGTAAAAAAACTTATGGAAGAATTACAAGAAGTAATGCAAAGTGGGACGATCATTTTCAAGTGTTTACGCTTACCGCTGATGTGGAAGAGAGTGCAACTCGTAGCGAAACAATATCAATGGAATATGATTTCTTTCACTCAGATATTTTGAAATTAGAGTGTGGAAAGGATTATGAAATAACTGTGAGGCCGGTTGATATCAATGTTTGGATATCCCGGCTATTCTTAGGTGATGCAGATGGTTTTTCTATTTTGTACTACCAGGATGTTGATTCACTTGTGTATTGGTCCAATCAGGCAGCATACAAGTGGAAACTTAGAGGTATGGCAGTCTGGTCATTAGGCCAGGAGGATATGCGACTTTGGGAGGCTTTACCAAAGCAAACAAAATAGTGGTGATTGAAGGCAGCTTACGGGCTGTCTTTTTTCATAAATAAATGCAGAAGGAGGAAGGAGAACATGAAGGCAATTTGGAATGCAATACAGATGGTTTTTTCAGCCATTGGCGGCTGGCTTGGATATTTCCTTGGCGGCTTTGACGGATTTGTCTATGCACTAGTAGTTTTTGTGGTTGCTGACTACATCACAGGTGTGCTGGTAGCGATTTATGAAAAACGATTGTCTAGTGAGGTGGGCTTTAGGGGAATTTGCAGAAAAGTGCTTATTTTCCTATTGGTAGGAGTTGCGAATGTTTTAGATGTGCAAGTGATTGGTACAGGAAGTGTACTTCGTACAGCAGTTATCTTTTTCTACATCTCAAATGAAGGCATCTCATTACTTGAGAACACAGCAAAGCTCGGATTACCAATTCCAGAGAAACTGAAGCTTGTGTTAGAGCAGTTAAGAGAAAAGGAGGACGAGTAGATGAAGCTAGTAGAATCTATTTTAACAAAAAATCCTTGTTATACAGCAGGGAAAAAGATTGTAGTAAAGGGACTGATGTTACATTCGGTTGGTTGCGCCCAGCCAAAGGCATCGGTCTTTATTAATTCATGGAACAAGGCATCTTATGATAGAGCCTGTGTACATGCTTTTATTGACGGAAACGATGGAACAGTATACCAGACGCTTCCTTGGGACCATAGAGGTTGGCATGGTGGCGGTGATTGCAATAATACGCATATTGGAGTTGAGATGTGTGAACCAGCGTGTATTAAATATACAAAAGGCTCTACATTTACATGTTCTAATGTGGAGGAAGCAAAAGCTGTGGCAAAGAGAACCTATGCGGCAGCAGTCGAGCTTTTTGCTATGCTTTGTAAAAAGTATAATTTAGAGCCACTTGCAGACGGAGTTATTATTAGTCATGCAGAAGGCCATAAGCGTGGTGTTGCATCAAACCATGGAGACCCAGACCATTTATGGCGCCAGCTTGAGATGGGGTATTCTATGGATACCTTTAGAAAAGATGTGGCAGAAGCATTGGAAGCAAAGAAAGGACTTCAGGCGAAGGAGTTTTCTGGTCTTTCAGATGCGAATGTGATCGAAAAGGTAGGACCTCTTTTTACAGAGGACCAGAAAAAGAGTGGAATCTTAGCGTCGATTTCATTAGCACAGTTCATTTTGGAAAGTGGCTATGGTAAGTCAGAGCTTGCGCAGAATGCAAACAACTGCTTTGGTATGAAGAAATCATTATCAGGTAATACCTGGAGTGGTACAACCTGGGATGGTGTAAGCGTTTATACCAAGAAAACGCAGGAACAGAATGCAGACGGAAGCTATGAAACTATTACAGCGGATTTCCGTAAGTATCCTTCTGTGACAGAATCGATTGCTGACCATAGTGCATATTTGCTTGGAGCAAAGAATGGACAGGCACTTCGTTATGCTGGTATTTCTGGAATGACCGATTACAAAAAGGTAGCGCAGCTTATTAAAGACGGAGGATATGCAACTTCTCTTACTTATGTTGAGAAGCTTTGCAATATTATCGAGCGTTGGAACCTGACTCGATTCGATGTAAAAATTGAAGCAGAGGAAAAGGTGTGGTACCGAGTAAGAAGTTCATGGAGTGATTCAAAGAGTCAGAAGGGTGCATACCATGTGCTTGAGAATGCGAAGAAGTGTGCAGACAAGTATCCTGGTTATTCCGTATATGACGAAGCAGGTAATGCGATTTATACCAGTGAGGTTGAGAAGAAGGAAGAAGTAAAACTTCCATACTTGGTTAAGGTTTCCATTAAAGACCTTAATATTCGAACCGGCCCTGGTACGAATTACAAGAGAACAAAGTTTATTCCGGTAGGCGTTTATACGATCGTGGAAGAAGCGGACGGAAAAGGTGCTACCAAATGGGGTAAATTGAAGTCGGGTGCAGGCTGGATTTCACTTGATTTTGTGAAGAAGGTATAGAAATATTCATTGCAATAAAGCTCAACAGCGTACTTTTGTTGGGCTTTATTTTTTTAACATATTGTACCAAAGATTATGCATTGTACGGTCATTATTAACTTGCTATCTTCGGCATAGTATTTTAACATGTCACTACCAAAAGGAAAGGAGTTGATTTCGTGGAAATTCATGTAATAAAGCCAACCAGAGTAGAACTTAAAAAGCTGCGAGTTTGCGCTTATTGTCGTGTATCCACAATCGCCACAGAGCAGGAGAACTCGTTGGAAAATCAGAGAAGTCACTACGAGGAACTGATACGAAATAATCCAAGATATGAGTTCGTAGATGTGTATTATGATTTTGGTATTTCTGGATTTAAGGAAAAGCGTCCAGGGTTCCAAAGAATGATGCAGGATGCAAGAGAGGGAAAGATAGATTTAATAATTGTAAAGTCAATATCGAGGTTTGCGAGAAATACCGTCACCGTTCTAAAGGCTGCTAGAGAGCTGAAGGAAATGGGTGTCGGTATTTTTTTTGAACTCCAAGATATTAACACCATGACAGAAGCTGGAGAGCTTATGATTACGGTTCTTTCCGCATTTGCTCAGGCAGAGAGTGAAAACTACAGTTATTTATCAAAGCTAGGAATTCAAAGAAAGTATGAAAAGGGCGAGCCCATACAGAGATTAGAACGCTGCTTTGGTTATCGCAAGAACGAAGCCGGGGAATATGAAGTAGATCCAAAAGAGGGGCCTTGGGTAAAGACAATTTATAAACTGATTGCAGAGGGTTACAGTTCTGCTGACGTGAAAAGGCATTTGAATGAGCAAGGTGTAAAAACAGTTCAAGGTGCCGAGTTCACAGAGTCAACCATCTTTCGAATTGTGGAGAGTGAAATTTATAAGGGAGATTTCATTATGCATAAGCATTTTGTAAACGCAGATAGAAAGTTGGTAAAAAACACCGGGCAGGTTGATTCTTGGTATATCGAAGATGACCATGTACCGATTGTGAGCAGAAAACTTTGGCATAAGGCCCAGGAAGCCTTAAAGAGAAAGCGTGAATATTTGGCGGAGGGTTCCATAGTTGGAGAGAATTCCGAAGATGTGTATCCATTTAAGAACCAGATTTACTGCGCAAGCTGCGGTTTCCCTTTGTATCGTAGGGTTTATAGCAATGGTAACCGAGTGAATTGGGGTTGTAGCGGACAAAAGCGATACAACAAGGATTTTTGTGAAGGGATAAATGTTCCAGACTCAGTGATTCGTTCCTGGGGCGAACTTGATGGAAATATTTATATTCGAAAGGTTACAGATGAATTGGGGAAAAGCAAGTTCAAGTATGTAAAGGAAATAACATGGAGCCACAAGAATAAAAGAAAGCCGGTTCCTGTGATTCCAGAGTTAAACGAAGAAACATATCCGTATTTGAAGAAAATTTTCTGTAAACATTGCGGAAGTCGAATGGTAAGGCTTATGCAACCAAACGGTTCTGTGATATGGATTTGTAACGGAAACAAGCGAAAAGGTAGTGCCTTTTGTAAAGGCGTGCGTATTCCAGACGAAGTGGTAAGAGGCTGGAAGATAGAAACAGAGATATTGATTGAAGGGAAGGTAAACAAGCATGGCGAAAAAAGTTACAGTTATACCAGCAAAACAGGTACAAGCAAATAGTAAAAAGAATGTAGCGGTTCAAAGAAAGATACGTGTGGCAGCATATTGCCGAGTATCTACAGACCAGGATGAGCAGTTAAACTCATTTGAAAATCAGGTGGAATACTACACCAGATACATTAATGAAAATCCAGCTTATGAGATGGTTGGCATTTATGCAGATGAGGGTATTTCAGGAACGAACACCAAAAGAAGAAAAGAATTTCAGAGATTGATTGCGGATTGTG